CCCGAGCAATGACACGGTATCCTTGAGCGCAAGGGCCGACGTGACGCGAAACGTCTTCGGTGGAAAAAACACGATCCCACCGCCTGCGCTGTGCGCCGCATCGATGGTAGCCTGGATGGCGCTTGTATCATCTGTCGTGTTGTCGCCCACGGCCCCATAGCGCGGGTCCATTACGTTGTAGACGATGCCCGACAGCTCTGCCGCGAGGCTTTTGATGGTCCGCGCTTCGCCGTCTACAAGCACCTTCCAGTCGATGCTTCCGTTGTTGTCCTTCCACAGATTGAGCACCGACTCCAGCGTAACCGGCTTGCTCGCCCCGGACAGCGTGACGCCCGACCCGTCGTCGTAGTCGGTCCCCGTAAAACTCTGGCTGATGACCTCAACGTTGCTCGCGTTGTCGCCGTCTACGACTGCCATCACCAGCGTGCCCGTCGAGTCGTATACCTCGACATCCACGAGCTCGTTGACATATGCAACCTTTCGGCCGTATGCGTCGAGCTCCAGGTCCTCCCCCGAGCTGTTCTGCGCTTCGGCCTCAAAATCCTCGTACCACGAGGCGCGCGTGCTCGTGCCGCGTACGTACAGCCGCGCCGTGCCGTTGTCGGCGCCTCTCACCCCCGAGGCGAGCGTGTTGACGAGCTGCATTACCAATCCACCCGGCTACCGCCCGTCGCCGTGCCTACGTGCGCATAGCCATTGCTGTTGGTCAACTTCAGATCGGCCCCGCGGAGACACGAGACCTCCTCAGCATAGAGCGAAGTCGCATCGATCTCGGCGGCGTAGTAGTCCGAAAACCCCTGGCTGCCACCATCGAAGACGACGCCCTCCAGCACCACGTGCGTCGCTCCGGTCTCCACGTACAGCGCTTGGGCGGCTTGGGCCGAACCGCTCTCGTTTTTGAACGTGCAGCTACGCAGCGTCACGTCTGAATTGGTGCTGTGCACGTACACGGCCGCCGCGTCGTCATTTCCGCCAAGCTCGAAGTAGCACCCCCGAATAACGACATCGCTGTGACCCGAGCTGTTGTCGCCGACTTCGACTTGATGCCCCGTTGCAGCCTTCTGCGTAGGACCGAAGTAGATGTTTCGGAGCTGCACCTGATCACTCTGCACATCCAGCAACGATGCCGAAGCATCGTCCAGGCGAAGAGTTGCCGTGGGCTTTCCCTCGCTCTGGCCCGCCCCAACGATGGTCAGTCTCTTACTGAGAGTCACCGTCGACGCAATGTCCTCGGTGTGCGTGGACATCAGCACGACGATGTCGTCGTCCGCCGCGTTGGTGACCGCCTGCGACAGCGTCGCAAGAGGTGCCGCACGATCCTGGCCCGCGCTGCCTCCCGCGTCCGAGCCGCTTTCGCTGTCCACGTACCAAACGTCCCCGCTCATGTAGAGTGGTTCGTTGGTCACGAGGCTGTCGCCTAGGCTCTCGCCAATGCCGTTGGGAAGAAACACCGCCATTACATTCTCCAGCCCGTCTCGTGCTCAAGCACGGCTTGTTGGATGCCCAGGTCGTACGACTTGCCCTTCGCCTTGACGAGCTTGCCCTGTGCCATGCTGGCAAGGTGCCGCACGATATCCACCCCAAGCGCAGCCGTAACCGCTAGCCGATGCGCAAGCTCGAAGGTCAGATACCCTACCCAGTAGTTCCCAAGGTCCAGCGTCGCCGCCCCATCATCCACGTCGGCAAGCTCCCGCTGCGCCAGAATGCGCACGGTGCCCGCCTCATCCGGTATAGGCCAGAACCACACCTGCACATCATCGAGCTCTCGATGCACATGCATCCGAAGGGGCTGCCCCTCAGCCGCCTTGTTGCTGATGGTGTGCCACTCCTCGGTGCTGATCCATGTGACCAGGCGCTCGCCCTCGGCCTTGCTCGTGTCCTCGTCCGGGCCGATGTACATTCCATCGCCAACCACATCGAGCACAGTCGAGTCGAGCGTGTACTTGTAGGTGCCCGAGACCAGCGACACGTCCACGAACTGCTGCACCTTGGCCATGATGCCCTCGGCGGCGAGCTCGTCGGTAATCGTCTCCAGCACCTCGCGCGCATACTCCAGGTCCGCCTCGCGCGGTGTCTGAGTGCGTTCGATGAGCCCCGCATGCTTGAAGGCCATCGTGCAAATCGCATCGATGGACCTCTGCCGACCTGCGCTTGCGCTGATGGTCACGTCTCGATGTCCTCGCTGCTCGTGCGGTGAACGGCATCCCCGCTCGGCACACCCTCATCGTAGTTGCCATAGGCGTTGGGGTTTCGCGGCCGGCGCCGATGCGCGCCCCGGGCGTTGGCCTCCGACAGGCTCAAGGCATCCAGCCCCGGCCCCTCGTCGGGACAGACCAAGTAGCCTGCCCGATCACGGCGCATCTGGAAGAACCGCCAATGCACGCCACAGTAGTCGCACATCGCCGTAAAGTCCCCATCCAGGCGCCGCTTGGGCCACTTTCGCCCAATGGTACGCATCAGTACTTCTTGCTGCCCTTCTTGGTGCCCTTGGCTCCTTTGTTCGATTTGGTCATTTTCTTGGCCTTGTCGCCATTCTTGCGATCTCGCTTGTTCGGCATTGGCATCCTCCAAAAAATGACGGGGACCCTAGGATGATGCCCAAGGTCCCCGTCGTCCCGATGGCCCCGAAGACCCGGGGAACCTTACGTCGCCGCCGCCGGCGACAGCACTCCGCTCGCGTCATCCTCGTCCGTGCAGTAGTTCTCGAACACGCGGCACACATGCGCCGCGCCCAGCGACAGTCCCTGCGATTCCGCCGTATTGTCCGCAAGAACGCCCATCATGTTGCGGGCGATGACACCGCTTGCTGCAACGTTGTCGATCGTGATGCACGCGGTGGAACTCGTGTGCGTGTTATAGATCTCGTTCGCCGCGATGTAGATGCGCTTGGCCGCCACGGTGACGTGGATGAGGCCGTTGGCCGCCGTGGCCGACGCATCCATCACGTTGCCAATGATCTTCAGGTCGCTCGGCACCGTGGAACCCACAACCTTGATGCCGTCGGTGACGTTGTGGGTGGCGGTCCCACGGAACACGTTGCCGAGGATCTGTGCCTCAGTCGCACCGCTTCCGATCTCGATGCCGATGGTGGCCTTGTTCGATGAACCGCTTGCAAGCTGGACGTTGTTGCCCGCCATCTTGAAGCCGGCGCCCGTCACATTGATGGCCTTGGTGATGCCGTTCGCGCCCTCCATACGAAGACGCAGTCCGGTGATCTCCACGTTGTCCTGGTCGACGCTCCACTCGCCCGACGTGTCGGTCCAACGGAAGGTGGGCGCGTTGCTTTGGTTGGGGTCTCCAAGACCGATGATTCGGGTGCCCGCCACCAGGTTGTCGAGCATTGTGGCGTCGGTGACGTTCTCGCTGTGGCCGGGAAGGACGTACACGACGTCGCCCTGGCCCGCACGGCAGCGCGCAAGAGCTGACGACAGCGTCGGGACCAGCATGGACGCAATGCTCTGCGGCATCAGGTCCTGCACGCCGCCCGACAGCACATAGGCCGCCACACGCGTGGTAGGCGGCAACAGCGTCCCGAAGGGCGTGCCCAGGCCCGCCGTGATGGCCTCGTAGTAGGGTGTCGGCGGGAACAGCGAGTTGCCGTATGCGTTCGGATTGGTCGACATGCCGCCTCCTTACGCCTCCGAACCGATGGCACACCGCGGATCGCTCCACCCACGGCTCCAGCGCGCCGAAATGGCGTGCTTCATCGACTCGTAGTCATTCTCCACCCACGTGCGGGTGCGCAGCTTGCGACGGAAGCGGATGTTCAGGCCTCCCTCGGCGCTGGTCAGCGCACACCAGTTGGTGGTCGTGTTGTTCCAGAAGTGGTTGGCGACGAGGTCGTCCTTGGTCAAGCGCATCGTGCGGTTGACCACGTTGATGCGGTTGTACTCGCCCGCCTCCGGCGCGTACGAGCTGCCCACAATCTCCTCCCAGACGGCCCACTGGTCGACCGGGCAAACGATCTTGCGCAGCCGGTAGCCCATCGTGATCCCATTGTGACCGGGCAACTTGCGCGCCTGGGTGGACATGACGATGAGCGCGGCACGCGACGGGCTCATGGGCACGCTCAGCGTGTTGCTGAAGGTGCCACCGTGAGGCAGCGTGTGCGACGCCGAGAAGAGCGGCTGGCCATCCCCGCCGGGGTAGTTGGTATTCCACGCCCGCTTGAGAATGTTGGTCGTATCGACGTCGATCGTCTGGCTGGCCGAAAGCTTCAGCCGCTTAGCCGCCTGGATGATCTCCTTGTACTTGTTGTCCTCCATCGCCTCTTCGGTGATGACCAGCTTCAGCGCGTAGGTGCGCGACAAGTACCGAGTGATGTATCCCTGCTGAATCGAACCGAGGCTGATTTCAGCGCCCTCCGACTTTTCTGCCAGAAGACCCGGACCACCGACCTCAAGGTCGTCCTCGTAGTGGTCCTTCATCTTCTTGACGTCCATCCACTTCTTGTAGATGGCCCCGCCCTCGATGCCATCGCTGTCGTCGGTGATGATCCTCTCCAAGGTCCGCTTGAGACCATGGGAGACCGTCGAAGTGAAAACTGTTCCTGCCATTGCTCAGCTCCTTACACGCCCGTCGCGCTGAAGGCCGGGCTCTGGGCCACGTTCGGCACCACGACCAGCTTCACGTTCGCGCCCGAGAAGTCCTCGTTGTTGAGCGTCGGCGAGACCTTCAGGATGCGCCAAATCAGCGAAGAGGTCGTCGCGTGCGTCGAGATGTCGAGCTTCGGATATGCCCGGTCGTTGTCCGTGGTGCCAGTGAGGATGTGGTCGGCGTTTTCCCCGACGAACGCCTGATACGCCGAACGCGAGGTCGCCGTGGTGCTGTCGTCGACGTCCACCTCCCACATGCCGGCAGTGACCGGTACGACATGCACCTTGCTCTGACGCGAGAGGTTGCTGTCGTAGCTCACGTCACTGGGGAGCGTTTCGCTCGGTTTCATGAAGTCGCCGTCCCAATACGGGGCAACGCCCACCACAATGCCAAATGCCGCCTCGGCAGTGGTCTCGTTTCCAGCCGCCAAGTCCACGTGCCCGTCGCTCTGAATGGCTACGGGATCTCCGGGTCCCAGCTTGACGTTGCTCGCGCCTCCGCTGACGTCGAACGACTCGTCGTCGGCCACCGTCATCTCGATCGGCGCGGGCATCGGGTAGGGGTTTCCCGTGAACCAGCGGAACCCGTATTCGATGCGGTTGTCTGCCATCAGCCTTCTCCTCAGTCGTCATCGACCGACAAGTCGCCGTGTCGGTGCTCGCCAACGCGCCCAGCCTCCAGCTCGAAGTGCCGGCCGGGCATAAATCCGTGAATGCCGCGCATCGGGTCCATGGCGCCGCGGTTCGTGATGAGCATTTTTTCCTCCTCGTCCGCCTGCGCCTGGCCACCCTCGCCATCGTGGCCGTACTGGCGAATCTCCTCGGCGCGCTCCTTGGACACGCTCATGAGGACCATGTCGCCCTGCTCGACGAGCTCGTTGACCTCGTGGTTGTCCCCCAGCCAGCTCATCGGCATCGGCCCATCCGGTCGATACCGTTCCACCGTGAACCCCGACAGCTTGTAGTGGGCAAGCGCGTTCTGGTCGAACTTCGAAACCCACCTGTACTCCCGGGTCGGGTCGGCATTCTGGATGTGACCCCATAGGGCACCGCCTGTCGTGGGACGGGGCGACGGGTCTCGACGAGGCGGAAGCTCGCTCTGCGCCTCCGCGTCGATCTGCTCCAACGTCTGATGCTCTCGTTTTGCCTTCGGTCTTGCAGCAGCCATGACTCTCACCGCTTGCGCGGATGATTGCCCCGAGTCATTCGGGCTGCTCGGCTGGGGCTCAGCCAAGAACCGAGGTTCCGGGCGCGCCCTGGTGTCCCAGGGTCATCGCCGATACAGGACAACCATACGCGGCTTGTTTTGGGTTGTCAAATCAGAGCGGGATCACTCCACTCCTGAAAGAGATGGCCCCACCTCGTTGGCCCACTTTTGATACCTCTCGCGATCGTCCTCGATTTCGGGATACATCGCGTCGGCCATCTCCTTGTACTCCCGCGTCATCCGGATACGGCCCTTGCCCTTCTGCTTCTCGCCAGAGCCGCCGCCCTTGGCCATGCCAGTGTACTTGGCCCGCTGGCTCGCGGTGGGCTGGGCTCGGCCACGTTTGGGCGGGAGGCCAAACTGACTTCGGGCCTCGTCCATGACCTGGTTGAGGGTGTCCATGGAGTCCGGAAGCCCTTGATAGCGAAGTTGCTGGTAGCGGGCTGTAGCCCATCCCCAAGCGTCCTGCCGAGAGGCGATGTCCGCGTGCTCGCTTCGGATCTGCTGCTGGACCACTTCTCGAGCTGCAGCCCGCGGGTCTGTCTGCTGGCCCGTCATTCCGTGGCGCTTGGCGGCGCGCAGGTACTGAAGCTCGGCCTTTCGTTCCTCGAGCTGCCGGGCCCGGTTCTGATACTCCTGCACCTTATCCGGCGTGAGAGCATGTGCTTGCTGGTCGCGTTCATAGGCGCCGAACAGCATCTCCTGCTGCCGGTAGACGTCGTCCAGTTCATCGCGGTGCGGGTCTTCCGGTTCCTGTTGCTGCTGACGTGACAGCAATTGCTGCTGGAGCGTCTGCGGGTCGGGGTAGCTCTGCATGCGACGCTCGGCCGCCTCCAGACGCTCTGCGAGCTTGCGCCGCTCCTCACGCTCAGCGTCGCGCTCGGCCTTGAGCTCGGCGAAGCGGTCGCGCTTTTTCTGCTTGCGCGAGCGCGTATCCCCCGGCTCCTCGCCGAGCTCGTCGCCACCCTCTTCGTCCTTGGCGCCGATTTCGACCTCGAGCTCATCGTCGAGCGTCTCCCCGCCGGCATCCGTGGGTTTGGCCAGGTCTTCTAGGCGGCGCGCCTCCTCTTCAGCTGAGCGCTCGATGTCCTCTTCCATTTCCTCTGGGCTTGGCATCAGTATTCCTCCGGAATCTTCGGGTTGAACGGCTCAAGCTTCTTGCCGCCTCGCACGAGCTTGTGCTTGTTGTCGCGGTCAAGGTGGATGCGGCACTTTCCAGCTCGCATGGACTGCGCTAGGTCCTCGCTGCCCAGGATGTCGCCGGCACGCAGGATGAGGACATACTCGTCCTGGCCCTGGATGACGCCAATGCGGTAGTGCCACACGGCATCGCGGATGAAGGTCACGATGTGGCCCAGAGCAATACCGTTGCTGTGCAGGCTGTCGAGGGCGGACAGCCCCGCGCCGATGAGCACACCACGAGGGGCGGTGTTTTTCTCCGACTCCTGCATCGTGTGCGGCATGAAGATACGGGTGTCACCGTAGGTCTCCTGATCTCCGAATTGGCTGATTTGCTTGACCAAGATCCGGTCGTACGTGCACTGGAACTGGAACGCACCGTCGATGACGTCGTACTCTCGGCGGCGCTTGTCCAAAAGCGGAGGCAGGTTCAACGCGCCCTTCTTGCTGATCTGCTTGCGCAGCTCCCGCCGCCGTTTCTTGCGCGCCTCTTCGTGTTCCTTGAGAGCCTCGATGTGGTCGTCGACCGCAACGCCGGCCCGGCCACCCAGCTCGCGCAGCTCTTCCTCGGTCACCTTCTCACTCATGCGCCGCCCTCCTTGCCGTTGAGCATGGACAGCACGCGCTTTGTGAGCTCGTACTCAACGTACGCCTGCCGCACGTTCGCGTCGGCACTCTCCTGACATTTGCGCGCCAGCTTCTTGAACGCATCGTCCAGTTGCCCCTTGGTCTCCCTGCGGAGTGCGGCGGTGTGCGGGTGGTGTCGCCAGTCTTCTCGGTCGTCGTGAATCTCTGCGGGGTCTTCGCTCATCTGTTACTCCTCCGGAGGTCGGGGAGGAGCCGGCGCCTGAGGTCCGCCTGCTGGCGGCTGCTGCGGTCCCTGCGGGACGGCGCCCGCCGGAGGCGCGCCTTGCTGCGGGCCTCCGGGTGGAGCGGGCTGCTGCGGCGCCATGTTGACGCCGAAAGGTGTCTGTGGGGTTGGCGGAGGCGGACCCAACTTGCTGATGAGCTTGTGCTTGTTGCGCGCCTCGAGGCTGTCCTTGATGGCCTCATACCAGAACGCCAGGTTGCCCTGGAGCACCGGGAGACTCGACGCCATCTGCACGATCTCATCGTTCTCGCTGATGCGCTGCGCCTCGCTCATAAAGCGCATGTCCGCACGCAGTTCGACATTGTAGTCGCGCTGGTACAAGTGCCGACCAACACGAATCTCACGCATCATGCCAAGCTTCCAGTCCACAACCCGCACCATCTCGTCCTCGGGCAGAAAGATGCTGTTGAGCTTGGCGTTATTGATGAATATCTGACGAACGAAGGTGTTCGCGTAGCGCATCGCGGGAACACTGAGCTGCTTTGTCGCCTGTTCGATGCGCGATGCAAGACCGCGAAACGTCTCCCCTGATTTGCCGGGCTCGCCGCTGAGCACACCCGGGCTCTGGATGGAGCTTTGCCCCCACGCATACGCCTGCTCGGCAAGCTGGAGAAGCTGCGGGTTGGCTTTCTCTGGCTTGAGCTCCATGATGTTGTTCTTCAGCTCGTTCCCCGTGGTGCCGGTCACCTTGTTGACCTTACCCGGGCCGAACGAGAACCCGTCCTTGAACTGGATGGTCTCGGTCGTCAGCAGCGTCCAGCTATTCCCCAGCGTCGCAGCATCCGCGAACTGGCTGACGGCCACATTGGCCATGCGATTGAAGTCCGCCTGCATCCGGCCGAAGGAAAGGCCAAGCGAGCCAAACATGTTCTCGAAGCACACCCCATGACTGAACATGTGGATGGGTTTTTTCTTGGGTCGTGGAGGCTCTGCGTTCGGGTCGTCCGGATTGTCCATCCATTCGGGCGCCGGCGGGTCGGGTATCTCAAGGGGCGGCTGACCCATCAGCATAGACTGCCGCATCTGCTGTTCGCGCTCTGCTTCAGCGGCAACCTGTGCCTGGCGAAACGCCTCAAGTTCTTGCCACTGTCGTTCGTAGGTGAGCCGATCGCGCCAGTCGACCTCCTCATGGATGGACAGGTGCAGGATGGCATGAGTTTGGTAATCGATGATGACCTGCACGAACCGGTCGCTGTCCTGATTCGGCATCTCCAGCCAGCCCTCATACTGAAGAAGGCGGAACGGCGCTCGGTCGCTTGCCGTAGGCTCCTCAACTCCCGTCGTCTCGGACACCGATAGGCGAATCGTGCTCTCTGGCTCGTCGCTCCAGCTTGGCTCGCTGCCCTCCAGCACGCGGTCAACG